CCTCGTCGAACAGGCTGATCGTCACCTCGTCGGGGCGGATGTTCTGGAAGCCCTCCGAGAAGGCGATGGCCAGCATCGCGCCGATCGAGGCCGCCACGTCGTCGTCGCGCTCGGCCATGTCGCGGGCGAGGCAGATCTCCTCGAACACGCTGGAGGGCGCCTTGTACTTGCCGCGCGCCAGGATGCTCCCCGTGTTCGACGGGTAGGCGCTCAGGTGCGAGGCGCCCATGTTGACCCCGAGCATCGAGGCGTGCTCCTCGATGTAGGTCTCGACGGCCTCCTGAACGATGTAGTCCGGGAGGTCGGTCTCGTTGACCACTACGCCGCGCTGCTCCCCCTCCGGCATCGTGACGCCGGGGGGAAGGAGAAGTTCGCCAGCCATTGCGTCCTAATCTACGAAGCTAAGGCCGCGATCCGAGACGCTAGCTAAGGTCGGGCCATGTCTAAGGAGCTGGCTGGCCTCCTCAACGGCCCCGAACCGATCTCCGTCGTGGTCACGGACTGCTGGCACTCCTGCTGCGGGAAGGCGCCGCATCATCGCGCCGGCTACGAGCAGACCTACGTCGGGCGCCCCCAGGTCAACGACGGGAAGCTGACGCTCGTCAGCGACGGCCTGGGCACCGTGAGCTACATCATCGTCTGCGACGTGGAGAGCGTCGTGGACGCCGTTCGCATCTAGAACGGCGAAAGCCCCAGCGCGGGAGGGCCGGGGCTTTCGCGGGGGAGGGAGGGCGATGCGGCGAAGCCCATTCCTCCCAGGCGTCGCGCACTTCACCCAAGCCTGCGGGGGGAGCCATCCGTGCAGGCATCACTCACCGTAGCAGCGTCGGGGCGCCAGCTCGCGGGGCGGGCGATCAGGTCGCAGCAAGCAGCGCGATTTGCAGGCGAAAGCCGCCCACGGAACCCGATGCCCATGTCAGAATCCAGTCAGGACATGATGGCGCGAGCATGGCGGGCAACGGTGCGCCGACCCGGCCAGATCCCGGACTACTCACCGGGCTCACCCACCTCCTTTCCTTCCACGGCCTCGCTTCGGCGGGGCCGTGGTCGTTCAGGAGCGCCGCGCGTTCCGGCAGGCGCGACACATGCGGTTCACGCCTCCGTCCTTCCGACGATAGAGGTAGGTGTTCTCCTCGTCGTAGGGGTGTCCCTGCGGGCAATGGGTTCGACGGGTCATGCCGTTGTTGATCTTCCCGGCCCTCCCCCGACGGACGTTCTCGGCGTGCGTGACCGCTTCGAGATGGTCCGGGTTCACGCACGCCCGGCTCCCGCAGAGATGGTCCAGCTCCAGGCCGTCCGGGATCGGGCCGTGCCGGTCCTCGTAGAACACGCGATGCGCGTACATGCGCTTCCCGTCGCGGGTCATCATCCCGTAGCCAGCAGAGGTCCTGCCCCGCTGCCACACCCAGCAGCCATTGTCGTCTGCCAGCCACAGGAACTTGGACTTGACCGGAGGGGCCATCAGGCTCCGCTCAACATTGAGTACACCCTGGACACCTTCGTCGCGTCGCGCTCGAGGCGCTCGATCTCCTCGCCGATGCGGGCGATGCGCCAGCGCAGCCAGGAGCGCCGGTCGTGCATGTCGGGCTCGAGCTGGCGCTTGGCGTCGGCGACCGCCGCCTCGGTCTTGCGGTTCAGGAGCGGCTCATAACCTGAGAGGTGGCTCCACTCCAGATCCAGCACTTGCAGTTCGGAGTAAAGCTCCAGACGGACCTCGGACAGGTCGCCCTGGTGGCAGGCGGACCGCAGCATGAAGTCCTCCAGGCGCTCGACGAAGCTGCGGGTGCCCTCGCCCTGCTGGTGACGGGGGACGCGGAGCTTGACGGACTCCTCGAGGGTGACGCGGCCCTGTTCGTCCATCAGTAGGCGAGGTCCAGCACGGCCACCTGCTCGGGCAGGGCGAGCCCCTGCTCGACCTCCTCGGCGCGGTAGGCCATCGCCATCGCGCGCATCGAGTCGAGGATGTGGAAGGCGTTGGGCTTCTTCTTGAGCCCCGCGATGCGCCGGATGCGCTGGACGGTCTCGCCCTGCATGTCGGAGGTGATCTCCGCGTCGAAGGGCAGCAGCATGTAGGTCGAGTCGACCATCTCGCGCAGGTAGCGCGTGGACGCCTCGATCATCGGCATGAAGCTGATGTAGCGCGTCTGCCCGGTCAGCGGGTCGGTCTCCTCCTTCACCGCGGAGCCGAACTGATCCTTGAGGGTGCCCGAGGAGTCGCGGGCGATGTTCGCCACGTCCACGCCGACCGGGGCCTTGGCGTTGAAGAAGTAGCCGCGGGCGACCTCGAGCAGGTGCGCGGGCGCCGCCTCGTCGTCCTCGATCTCCTGCCAGATCGGGAAGCCCAGGCCGGTGATGTCCATGCCGAAGCCGTGCAGCGCCGGCCCGAAGTGGTGGGCGATCGCGTAGAGCGCCTCGCGGATCTGACGGGTGCGCATCCGCTCCATCGTGATCCGCCGGACGAGCTTGAGGCGCGGCTCGCGCTTGACCTGCTCGCGGCTGAACAGGGTGATGACCGTCGGGGAGTCCGTCAGGCCGAGGTCCATGCCGCCCCACACCTCGCGGAGGCCGTGCGGGAGGTCCAGGTGCTCGGCCATCGGCATCCCCAGCTCCTCGAACTCCTCTACGCGGATCTGCTGGTGGGCGTAGCCGCGCTGGTTGTACTCGCTCTCGCGGTCCTGGTCCATGCACGCCACGAGCCGGGCGGTGACGAAGAAGGGCGAGGAGGCCGCGCCGGCCTCGCCGAGGATGTTGCGCCTGTAGTCGGGAGCTGACGTGCCGCCGTAGGCAGCCTTGGCCGCCTGCTTCTGGCGCTCGTTCCAGTCCGGGCGCTGGAGGCCCGTGACCTGGACCACCTGGAAGCCGCCCTGCGTCGTGCGCTTGTGGAAGCCCGAGGAGCGGTCGCCGGAGTGGACGCCGTAGAAGGTGTAGGTGAAGTCGTCGAACTCGCGCATCACCGTCTCGTTGACCTCGACCCAGCCGGCCTCCGGGTAGTCCTGGGCCTCGTCGATGATGAGGTCGGGCTGGTGCTGGCCCTTGACGCCGACGCCCGACAGGCGCGGGATGCGCCCGACGACCTTCGTGCCGTCCACGTAGTTGACGCCGAACGGGCGGTGCGTGAAGCCCGTCTTGCCGCCGCGCGTGTCGAGGAACTCGCGGGTCAGGCGGCAGGCGTTCACCTTGTCCTCGATCGCGTCGGCGAGCGGGAGGAGGTGGATTAGCTCGGGCGCGGTGAGCAGGAGGTTGTGGCCGATGCGCCGGAAGGCGTGCGCCACGGCCTTCCACTTGATGCTCTCCGTCTTGCCCGTCGAGCGCCCGCACGCGAAGGCGGTGTAGTTGTCCTGCACCCGGAACAGGGGGAACTGGTAATCGCGGACGACGAACTGGCCGGCGTACTCGACGTTCGACGGGTCCTCCCCGAGCAGCTCGGCGCAGTACAGCGGATCGGCGATGAGCGCCAGCAGCAGGTAGTCGTCCTCGTCGAACTCCCAATGGCCGTCCTGCTCGGGCTTGAACCGCGCGGCCTTGCCGGTCTCCCGGTCCTCCCAGTAGGCGAGCGTGCTCACTCGGACCCGAACGCAGCCCAGAGGATGATGCGACTGCCGTCGACCCACTTCTGTCCGTACCCGCGAGTGCCGAGAGAGTGCTGCCAAACCCAGCATCCCGTGTCGGGGTCCTCGATCCAGTCCACCGGGCTGCGCCTTGCTGCATGACCGAGAACGAAGCGCATGGGCTCGCCCTTGACGTGCCCCGCCTTCGTGTTCGTCTGCGTTGCGATCGGCGCGGGCAGGCCGCAGCCGCAGCTACAGCTTGCCAACGAAAACACTCCCTTTCTCCCTGGCCCATTCCTTGTCGGCCTCCTCGAGCTTCGCCAGCTCGCCCTCGGCCCACTTGCAGATCTTCTCCGGGCTGACGTCGTGGTAGCGGCGGTCCTCGTCGTCGCCGTTGGCCAGCAGGCGCAGCTTCCAGCGCAGCTCCATGTTGAACGCCTCGTACGCCTTGACGCGCTCGGAGATCCTCACGCCCTTCATGTGCGCGGCGCGCTTGAGGCGCGTCACGTAGTCGGCGACCGTGTGCTGGCCGCCCGCCTCGCGGGTGCGCTTGTCCAGGCCCAGCGCCTTCTCCAGCTCGCGGATCTCCGC